TGGGGGTCTTAGCACGTGTTGCCCCCAGCCTACTACTAGAAATTAGAGAAGGGAGTTGGCAATTTCTTCAAGCTCTTCCCAAGTGTGCTCCTTAATTACAGAGCGCTCGAAAGGCTTGATAGCTGCTACGCCATCTTCTGCCATCTTCTCATCAATGCCCCAGTCTTCTAGGAGGTCGCGTGGCTTGATTGAGTTAAGGTTGTAAACAGTCTGTTGCATCTTGCCTGTACGGCTGATTGCCCAGTAGTTCTTGGTCAATGGACCTTGTGGTGAAAACTCTGCAGAGTGAAGTGTCTTATACAAACGTGGGCTTGCAATTAGCATCTGACGTTGTACACCTGAGGGTGTAATAACGGCAATTGTAAATGCTCGCTTGTCTTCAGGCTTGCTGCCAAGCTTTGTGCACAATGGGTCGTTAGCCCCAAGAGAAACGTATGAACGCTTACCAACAGTTTTTTGCTGTAGGAAGTGTTGCTTGTAAATTGCAAAAGGACCGTTTTGGTCGATGAACTTAATTACTGTGAACTCACCATCAGTGAACTTAAACTCTGTTGGAAAGTCACCTGAAGAAGTTGAGAGCTTATCTGCTGCATCCCAACCTGATTGTACTGCTGAAGATGTTGCTTGCTCTGGACGACCCTCGACAACTGCGTCGATTGTAAAGTCATCAGTAGCAGGCATGTATTCATCTGTTCTATTGATAGCCATTTGTTTCCTTTGTTTTAGTGGTTTTTATTTAGTTTCTTCTGCGCGGATGTTACTCCACGCCTCTGCAATTGCATCAGTCAATTGCTGGTTGGGCCACTTTATCCTAGTTTTATCTAGGGCGCCAGCCTTTCCAAACAACGTAACTGCTGCGTCAATCTGGGACCGTGAGTATAACCTACGGCCTTTGATTTCCTTTCCCGTGGCATCTTTCTTATCACCTAAGCGATAAGAGGGAGCAGGTAGATAACCCTCTTTCATCCAGTAACGGATAGTAACAAGTGGGCGACCTAACGCTACCGCTAACGCACCAATGGTGTAGAACTCCATGTCCCTACCATTAGGTAACGTCTTCTTAATTGGATTGATTGTCCAATCAGAATCTTTTTTATTTACCTTCTCTTCTTTTACGCGACGCTTGCGCTTACTGTTTGGATAGTACTCATCCAAATCAGATAAGAAGTTGTCAATCTTATCGGTCATTTACTTCCCTACGATGAACGCGTAACTTACCTTAGATGGGAACATAGTATCAATGTCTTCTTCTGACAAGTGACCGTTATAAAACGCAGCCATGATTGCTGATTCATCAAGGGTGGGAATCATTTTAATACAGGTATCTTTAATACCTTTTTTGTTAAGAATAATTTCTGCAGCAGCAAGGTCTAGGTTTTTAGATACACGACGTTGCTTCATTATCTGCTGGTCTTCATTGTAGTTAAGAACAATGTGACCTTTTTCGTCTTCTACACCAAACTCATCAATAGTTTCAGTGAGGCGCTTTTTAATAATTGTCTGACGTTCTGTCAGTTGTGTAATCTGGTCTTTGAGAACTGTAAACTGTTTTACATCTTCTACTACGGCATCTTGATTCATAAGTTTCCTAACGTTTAGGTTGTTAGGACAGAACTTAATGGATGCCTAGAAGGCTGTCAAGTTATTTAGCACCCTTAGCGCGATGTCCTCTAAAACCTGTTTTCTTTTTATTCATAGAGCCTGGCTTCTTGTAGCCAGCTCCGTTAGGAGTAGCTGCCTGGCGTTGTTCTAAAGCCTTAGCAATCTTATCGTGGTGTTTTCCCATTTGATTAGTCTTCTTTAATATAGGTTTCTAAAGCATCAATGATAATGCTGGTAACCGTAATCTTTTCAGCTGCAGCTTTCTTCTGGACAGCAGTCCATAGCTGGTCTGATACGCGGATGGTACGCGTCGGAGTCTTAGGTGCGTTAGGCATTGTATAAGTGTACACACCCAACAATAGGTGTTGGGTGTAAACGCTCCCCACCAAGGACTCGAACCTCGATTAACGGCGCCAGAAGCCGCAGTCTTGCCATTAGACGAATGGGGAATGGAGCGGTTGACGAGGCTCGAACTCGCGACCTGCACCTTGGCAAGGTGCCGCTCTACCAACTGAGCTACAACCGCATTGCTGCCCCACCTGGACTCGAACCAGGGACACTCGCATTAACAGTGCGATGCTCTGCCAACTGAGCTATGGGGCACTAGACGTTAGATGACTGAAGGAAGGACTTTAGGCTTCCTACAGACATTGACACCTTAGTTTCATCATCATCTACTCCTTCGCCATCAATAATAGCGTTAGCAATAGAACTCTTTTGTTGTAGGGCTTCCCATTGACGTTCTTCAATGGACCCTGCGATAACTATATCTTGAATTACGATAGAGGGCCAAGTTGATGAGGCTCTCTTAATACGTCCGTTACGCTGTGTGGCGGTACCTGATGACCACGGTAGGTCATAGTTAATCAGCATGTTAGCTGCAGGTAGGTCTACACCATAACCGCCAGCATCGGAAGAAATAAGAACACGAACAGTAGGGTCGCTATTAAAAGCAACTTTGTTATCTTCTTTAGTTTTAGCATCTAGTTTCCCTGAGTATAGTCGGCACTGCTCTGGCCCTAGAGCCTCGGCAATCTTGTCAAGCATGTCTACGTAGGTAGCAAATATGACTACTTTGTTTTCCTGATTCTGGTCCAAGAAGTCCTTAACATACTGAGTAAGATAGTCAAGCTTAGGCGAGTTACCAACACTATCAAGAAGACCCCCATCAACCAGTTCAGTGACATAAGCAGAACCCTCTCCTGACATTAGTTTAAACTTTGCAGCGCTACTCTTTAATAACTCTGGGTGTGAGCAGAGCATTTTTAATGCTCCAATCTTAGACATAATTTTTCCACGCATCTCATCCTGTGGCCCACCACGTGTGGACTCCATGCCGTAGTGCGCCATTACGTTGAAGTTAGAACCAAACAAGTCTTGAGCTTCATCAAGGTCCGCTAACAAATCTTGTGAGATGCGTGTGTATAACTTTGAGCATGCTCTATCAAAGACAATTTTTATAGGGTCTTTATGGATGGTGTCAGGTAGATAAGGCGACACATCTGGGTCTTTCTGCGCCTTACGTACGCAGACTTCCTTCATCCTTGTGTGTAGGGTAGAAAGGTTGCGGTAATACTGAGGTGCTCCCCAAGAGTTTCTTACAATAAAAGCAGCGTCAAAGATGTCAAACCGACCAAGTACGCTGGCGTCAACAAATTGCATAATGCTGTACAACTCTTCAGGCTTACCATTTTCAATCGGAGTACCAGTGAGTGCATATCTATATTTAGCATTGATTAGCTTCTTTACTGCTCGGGAACGTTTGGACTTGAAAGACTTAATAGCTGTGGCTTCGTCAAGGACAACGAATCCTCGTGGTAGGTCCTTGATGGTATCCCAGTCGTTAACAACTTGCTCGTAGTTAAGAATGATGTAATCAACCCCTGAATTCCTCCAGTCCATAGCTTCTGCGTATTGGGCTGCCCGCTTCTTTGGCGTTCCATCAATGACCAAAGCTTTAGAAGTTCCATCGGTAAATTTCTCAATCTGATTAGCCCACTGGTATTTTAATGAGGATAAGCAGATTATAAGACCTGGCTCTGTAACTTTGTTCTCATCCATCAAACGTTCTATGGCTGCAATAGTAATAACAGTTTTACCAAGGCCTAGGTCATAGGCAACAAGAACCTTATGGCGTTCGACCATGCGGTCTACAGCTTCGGGCTGGTATGGGAGAAGAGTCCCTTTAAAAGTCATCTGAGTACTCTAACTCACGAGCGCTAGTTTTTCCAGAACGGGGTGGGCAACCGCCATTGTTATGGACGTTATAAAATCCTCGTTTAGACCCCTCAGGCATATTTGAATGTAAGTCTTCGTTCCATCTATAAAATATTTTGCCAAGCTTATTACAATGACCGCATTGAGTAACCAGGTAGTCTCCTAGAAAACGCTCACCTTTGTCTGTCTCCCAGTTAATATTACGTTTAGCCCACACCCAACAATGCTTACAATACTGATTGTGATGATGCTTGGTGTAGCTGTTGCGAGGGTTATCCCACACTATACATCCGCCCTGTCATCTCGACGCCAATGGATAAAGGATTTAATATAAACAGCAGCATAGGCTATAGCTGAAAATATAA